CCCTCCGATTACTACATTGTCCTTAAACCTTTCGATTTCAGTAGTGACCATAGTTATCTCATGGTGATCCGATGCCTTTACTGGCTCCCAACCTTCACGTAGTTTTGAAGATAGATTTGTGGCATCTACATTACCCTGTGTGCTTACACGAATCCAACGAAATACGTAGCCCGGCTCTTCGTGCGGCGAAGGTAAAACCTCCGGCTTCATCCAAGCCTTTTTGCGGGCCGTTTTTTCACGGGTGACGTTCTCACGGTTAATTCTGTTATCAGCCATTATATTCTCCTCATCTCTTCAGCAACCTTTTTGGCGTATAGTTCTAATGGAACTCCAAGTTTTTTAGCGATAGCTACCTGTGTTTGCGTTAATCGCACCTTTTTAGGTGCCGTGCTCCGCGTAGCGGGTGCAACCACATTTGACTGTCGTTTATACTCAGTCTCCTCTGTATCCCCTTCAAAATTGTCAGGGAACAGTTTTTGCATACGAGAGTTTATAGTCTCGTAGTATTCGTCACTAGAAGGGTCTATCCCATCTGTAACAAGTTCTTCATGTAACCCCATAGCGTACCCAGTCATGGACTTATTGCTGCCAAACCAAGTATTCTCTTTAGCCCATTCTGCGGCTCTATCATCTACCGCTGGTTGTTGGGGTATATTCCTTTCTGGTAGTTGTACCTTATCCTCCTCTGATTGTAAAGCAGGAGGGGCAAAATTCTTTAACTTATCCGATTTTATGCTAGCAGCGGTAATCTGTTCTTGAGCGTCAAGCACTTTGTCCGCATCACCCGCTTCATACGCTCGTTTGTATGCGCGTTTTGCTATTATCAATTCTCCGGCAGCAGTCTTTTTAGCTTGCTCTAACAAGACGGTTTGGTTTTTATCTACCGTACCTTTTAACTTGTTATTTTCTTCGACTAGATTTTTGGCTAAGTTTTCTAACTCTTGTCTTTCTCGGTTAGCTTGTTCTTTTGCCCGTCTCTCGTCGTGATAGCCTTTACTAAAATGCTTAATTCTATTACGGACTTTCTCAGAATAGTCTTCTAGTTCTTCGTCTGTAACATCTGCTGGAGGAGTAGAAGGCTTTTTAATATCACCTTTTACATTACGATCAGATTTAGGTACGTCGTTGACAACTTCAACCTCGTAATTATCTTTATCTTCTTTGTAATCTTTTGCTTCTTTTTTCCCAGATAAATCTATTTCTACTGCATCAGTAGCCTCTATCTCGATATTATTTTTGTTATTCTCCTGCTCATCAGGAAAATCAAACTCTACTTTTTGAAAACCCATATATTACTCCTTACACTCGTGTAACGCCACGAGGATCGATTACTACAGCTTCAATTGAATCGTCATTCATAAGACGATATTCAACACCATTAACTTTAAACCGCGTTCCAGTATTCATACGAAACATTACGTAGTCCCCTTGTTTACACCAAGGGCCACTAGGAAAACGATCTTTATCTGAGTAGGCTTGACTACCCATATCTAGTACAAGTCCGATGGTAGACATTACTGTATCCATCTGTACTTCTTTGCTAGATTTTATGATGCCGCTTTCACCGTACGTATCCTCTACTTCTGGCATGGCTACTAATACTCTGTAACCTACAGGAATCGGTAGTTGGTTCTCTAGCTCTTCTGGTGTTTCATTACTTATATTAGTCATTGTCATCATCCAAATAATTGCGCGAAAGGTCGTTTACATGGTTCAAACAGGAAGTGAGACCTCGTAGCATTCCTGTTATTTCTTTGTACTGAGCGAAGTCTTTAGCTCCCCCATCACCTAGAAATTCTGTTGCGGAAGAAATATCTTCTTCGATTTTTTTCTGTAGCACGTCAAAGACGGTAGTCATACTTACTCCTTAGGTTTATTTTTGGCCTCTCTTAGTAAATCGAGGTCAAGTTTATTGCTAGCTACTCTCCTATCCGCAGCTAGTTTAGCGCCCGCTTTCTGGGCATCTATTTGCAACTCTTGCTTATCTATCTCAAGCCGCGCTTCATCTATGCGAGTATCGGCCATTGTCTTCTGAGCTTTAAGTTGTAGTTCCGACTGTTTAATTTGCATATCACCCTGATCTTTCTGGGTTTTACGTTGTACTTCTTGCTGCTTGACCTGTAGTTCCGCTTGCTGCAACTGAAACGCTGGGTCTTGCTGTTGTTCTTGCGCTTGCTTCTGAGCTGCTTCTTGCTTGCTTTGCTCAGTAAGTTGTTTACCTGCATCAGCCATAACTCTGGCTAATTGTACTTCCATCTCTTCAGACATCTCGTCGTTAGGTGCTGGTAACGATACTCCTAACTTCTCTTCCATCTGCTTGCGGTACTTGAATCCTAGGTGTTCTGCTATGTGCGCTTGAAGAGCCGCCATGATTTGTTGTGCTTGTGGATTCTGTCCGATAGTTTGAGCGATCATCGGGTCTTGGATAAACGCTTGATGCGTTGCTATATGGGCATCGTGGTCTTGGTATATAAACGCTTTTATGGGGGTACCTGTTAGCGCGTTCATGTTCTCGCTTACAGGATCACTTGGCTTTATATCGTCTTTTATTGGAACTAACTTGTCAGCATTCTTAATGCCTAAAACATCAATCATTTGACGGTGTAGTTGCGGCAGATCATAAATCTGCGGGGCTTGTTGTGCCATTTGTAACACAGCTTGATACTGTACTACTCGCTGTGCCATTGTAGAGCTATTAGGGTCACTTACAGGAATTACATCTACCATAGCGTAGTCTGATTGCCGTGCAGACATCTCGCCTCTTAAAGGCTGGTAATCATACTCAGCGGGAGCATACTCAGCCATTATAGACTTGAGCATCTTAAACTCTAGCTTCATAGCGTAGTGTACGCGGGCTTGTACTGCCGCCATTGGTTTAAGCGTACGTTCTAGCAAAGCTAGTGTAGTACCTACTGGCGCATTTGCAGACATATCAGAAATGTTCATATCTGCGATAGCACCTAAACGACGACCTTCAGTGGTAATCTGATTTAGTAGTGCAAGTAAAGTCTGGCTAGGCTCCTTATAAGGAAGGGGCATAATATTTTCGCGGATGCTACCTGATGGTACGTCAACATCCTTCCACTCTCCCGGCTCGATTGGAGAGTCATCACCTTTAATACGCAGTCCACGAGACTTTAAGCCGCCCGGAAGATTAGATAGGGTACCAGCGTCCACCAATTGTCGTATAAGCGAGGTTCCAGCTCTAGCGTACCCACCAACTATATGAATCAATCCAAGGCCGTAGAAGCCAAATCCGGGCACATACACATAATGTACAAAGTGCTGACGCTTTAACGTCAACGTATCATCTTCGTTCCAGTTACGACGAATAGCTAATATCTCATTACTGCCTCTCTCTATAGTAACTACATATGGCTTGGCTATGTCATCATCAGAATCATCTACACCTTCAATAACAATATCCGCATGAATCTCGTACATAGCATAACGATCATCATCAGTAAGAGAGAACCCTCCGTCCTCAGCTTTCTTTTCTTCAATGTCAGTATGGAATGTTTGAGGTTCACCTAGCTCTATGTCTCGGTAGAACCCATTTACTTGCAACTTACGCAGATCATTTTTGGTCTTACGCATGATGTGTGTAACACGTTCGGCGGACTCTATGTTAGAGCATCCGTAGGGCACGATAACGTCTTCTGCGGGTATATAGATAGCAGTTTGTCTGCCTAGGTTAGGATCAAAGTAAACCTTCTTAAACGCTGATCCTGCGAGTCCTAGGCTATATAGCATACGCTCGTGTTCTGGACGATACTCAACCATGTTCTCGGTAAGCTCGTAATTCATATCCGCTTTTACACGTTGAGCGGCGTCATCTTTCTCTTGTGTCTCTTGTCCTAATACTTTTACACGAACTGGGCCAGCCGCAGGAAAAGTCTCACTCATTGTCTCCGCTTGGAAACGGATAGCTGCTTCAGACAAAACAGTAGAGTTAACTCCACAAGCACCTTCCCAAGGAGTAGTTCTTTCCTCATACTTAAAGCCAACAATATCTAGACCTTTAACGTAAGTATCAGCCCAATCTTTTCGGCTATCTACGTCGGAATCTACCATCTCTATAAGCTCAGTTGCAAGAGATGCTAAGTAATCTTCTTCTAACTCTTCGGCTAGGTTACTATCAAAGTTACCACCAATGACATCATTTCCGGGCATAAGGGTAATTTCTACGCTTCCATCAGACAAAGTTACCATGTCAGGATTAACAATCTCGATCTCTAACTCTTGATCGACCATCTCTTCCTCGATACCTTCGGATACTTCCTCTACACCCTTGGGAGCAGCGTATACACCTTTCTCAATTGCCATGATCTAACCTCTTATTTTTTCTTACCAGACTTATAATCGTAAGCCTTACCAAGTTTTTTAGCTTCTTTGGGGTCTGTAGGAATACTTCCAGAACCATAGTTTGTTCGGTAGTATTTACCGTTAGCAGTTTTACCTAATATTCTTTTACCTTTTGGGCCTTTCTTATCATAGTAATTTTTCATTAGTAGAACCCGCTAGCGCGACGTTTAAAATATTGTTGTTCTTCTGGTTCATCAGTGGGTAGGCGTATAAAGCCACCTTGTCTAAACCGCATAAGTGCCATAACTGTAGAATCCACCAAGTCATCGTTACTCATAAAGGGGAATCCAGCTATCTCTTCTACTACTTCTTCTGCCCATCTAGTCTGGGGAACCCAACATAATCTAGATGCTACAATATCAGATACGGCGTTTAAACGTGCTAACTTGTCCCCTGACCCTCTATGGGGGGTATATTCAGACACAGGTAGCCCCATTCTCCTCATTTCTTGGTACAATGCAACACCAGAACTCTTTTTCTCCACTATAAACGAGTCTGGTTCCCAGTCTGCATACTCACTCATGGCTAGTTCTTTTAGCTCATGGAATTCCATACGCTCTTTTATACTATTTAGCAATATTATATTATACGCTGAAGTCTCCTCATTTAGAAACACCCCCCACGTAGTTAATGCTGTAAAGTCGGCACGGTTGTGTTTCTCTGCCGCAGCATCAAGTGACATAATTATATACTCACAAGCTGGAGGAGTCTCCTTCTCCCACTCGTTCCACCACTCTCTTTTTACTATAGATGCTTCTTCGGCGGTGGGTTTCTGCTGATACTGAGCATTCCACTGGAATACAGGCATAGATGCCTTGGTACGAAGTAATGCCTCAAGGTCAAAGAACTCAGGCCACAGAGGTTTTTCTATTAACTCCCCATCTTCGTCCTCAAATTCTAGTATAGCGGGGAACTCAATGACATCAAACTGGTCAGCTCGCTCGTTATGAGCCATATCCTTGACCACACGCCCTGTCAAGTCGTCCATATGCCATCTAGTCTGGATGATAGCTACACTACCCCCCGGCATAAGACGTGTACGAGCACCGAACGTATACCACTCGTAAGCCTTCTCAAACACCGAAAAGTTACCATTAATAACGTCTTGCTCAGAGTGTGGGTCATCTACAAGTAATAAGTGAGCACCACGACCTGCTAGTGCCGAACCTACACCACATGCATAATACTCTCCACCCACACTAGTATTCCATCTACCCGCTGATTTAGAGTCACTAGCTAACTTTACTGTAGGAAATACGGCCTGATAGTCGGGTGTAGAGATTAAATTACGCACTTTACGACCAAAATCTACGGCTAAATCGGTTGTGTGAGACACCATCATCACTTTTTTGTTCGGATTACGCCCTAAATACCACGCTGGGAAGAAAATAGACACTAATTGGGACTTACCATGCCTAGGAGGGATGTTTACAGCCGCTCTATCCTTGTCTCCACGCTCAATTTCCATCAATAAGTCCGCTAAAATGCGGTGATGCCTACCTACAATGAAGTCTGGCATCATTGCTTTACAAAATTCTATCAAATCATCGTAGGCTAGCTGGTTTTGTTTGCGTGTAGCTAGCTCATCTACTAGTTTATCTATCTCTGCTACCTCATCTACCGAAAAAGAATCTAGGTTATCCAACATTTTTTGGACATCTTCTTCAGAAAAGTCGGGGACGGCCTCAATCATCGTCGTAAAGCTCTTCGCTTATGCCCAATTCGGCATCTACATCAATAACTTCCCCATCCAAAACTACTTCTTGGTCGGTTGTTAGTACAGGATTTACTAGTTTCTCTAGCTTAGTGCGTAGTTTTGCCTTCAGATCATCTGTTGACTGGTGCGTAACCGTTATCTCTGACTTCTCAGCGAACAACCCTACGTCTGAAATCTTACCTAACAGCTCTAAAGCACGTATTCTAGTGCGAGGGTCAGGGTTTTCTGTCTCTAGTAACAGCTTATTAGTAACTAGGTGTCTAATCTGCATAGAGTTCTCTACAACTGAACGACCAAACTCGGTTAATATCTTATCTGTAAGTACTATTGAAGCTGGAGTCAAGGTAGACATGCGTATAGAGCTAGCAGTCTTTGAGGTTTTTCCGGGGTCAGCGGCATACGAAGACGATAGTTTAGAGGCTACGTCTTTATCTTCTTTATTAGGCAGTAAGTCTAGTCCGTATTCAGCCAAATCTAAAGCAGTATTAGATGCCGCTGCTGTTCTTTCTTTTAAATCTAGCTTACGCGCAGGCTCAGATAGAGGTACGCCTAGTTCTGGTTCTAGGGATAAAGTCATTTACTGATCGCAGGTTATTAACCGAGGTGTCTTTGTAACATAATTAGTTTATAGAAACAACACATACCTTTTGTGGTATGGCCTTAATCAGTACTATGCATTTCCCGTGGGGGGACTACACGCCTATAATGTGGCCTCTTTCAACGCTGTACTAACTACTAAGGTTACTTTTGTGATTTGCTTTTCTATGTTTCTTATTTCTTTCTGTGTTATTTTTGTATCAGGAATTCTTCTTATCGCTATGGAAGATGGTGTTCCCTTTTAAAATTACTTAGCAGGGCTAGTGCCCTGTTAGACTCCTCCTCGGTAAATATGTTTAGAGGTATCCGTAAGGTTGTCTTAGCCGTTACCTCTAATGTAGACCTAACAATAATCTGCTCTAAGTCCAAAGCTACAAACACGTAGAAGTCTGCGGTCTTGGTTGTGGATACACAGAAGGAGTATCTGGATCTATAAGAGTTTACATTAGCGGATTTTACCTGCACGGTAAACACATCCTTGTTACGCGACTGACACCACAGGTCTATGCCGGAACGATCTACATGGTGGCACTCTACCCCACACTTCTCTAGTAGATAGATTACTAAGCATTCTCCTATACGTCCTTTAGACGCTGTGCTATCTATTTCATCCATGGGAATCGATTTTATAGGTACAAAATTTTTTTGGCAAGGCGTTTCAAAAACAAGGTGGGGGGTACGGCCTCAAGAGGGGGGTGGGGTACCAAACCCAAAAAATAACGATTTATTCACCCAGATTAGTAATACATATAACATGGGGAGTCCCGTCTGACCTGCGCGGGGCATGGGGTAGGGGTAGGGTCTGATATCGGTAGTATCCCTGCTAACATGTTATACTAGACCCATCAAGAGGCAATGGTGCTACTTGGTGTAAGTAACTTACCCGTAGGGAATTCCCTACCAACTATGGAAATATTATTATGTCTAACAATACAGAGTTAAAACTAGCCACACTCCCTAAAGCAATCGCCACGGCAATCACTGACTATGTAAATGCCGACCGTAAGGCGACCAATGCTGAGGATACAAGAGCGTCTAAGCTAGGCACACTATGCACGGTATTAATCACAGAGTATCCGAATGATACGCTATCCTACCTAATCAGCCCCAAGACAGAGGGAAGTCTTGCAAGTGTAGAATTATATAGTGACTTGCTAGCAATACATGAAACCATGCTTCCGGATAACATCAGGAAGTTGGCCGCAATAGATATCGGTACCATCGCACCTAAGCTTCCTGATGGCTCACCCAACCCCATGAAACCCGCAGTAACATCCGCCAAGAAACAATCGGCTAGTAAACTCGCGGATACAAGGGAGGCGATCACTAAGAGGCTTAAGGCTATAAAGCGAGGCGAAATGACACCGGCGGAAATAGATACCGATGATGATATCAAGGCGCTCACTAGACTCCGTACGACGTTCGCCACACTAGGGAAACAGTTCGAAGCAATAGCAAAAGAGGCTGAACTGGCAGAGGGTAGCAAGTCCTACCAGACGCTAGGTAAGGTAATCGCGGCCATGGTAATCGAACCTAACCATTAACTAACCAAGGGGAGTCGAGAGGCTCCCCACTTTTTGGGGTAACATATGAGAGACGAATTGTTTGATCTAGATATTCAAGACATAGAGGAAATTATTAACGGCTTTGATAAACTAGTGCATGAGAGAAGGGCGCTACATAACGACCAAAGGAAAAATGAGGCGCTTAATTACTATCTTAAGCAGGGCAACACAATAGAGGATGCCATGTATATGGCAGGGTATAAATCAACAACCACTCTTAATTGAGTGGTTTTTTTTGGCCTAAAGAAAAGTGGTACGAAACCAGTTCCCTAATAGCGTTGAGCATTTGAGTAGGGAGTTGCCCTACCTAACGTGTTACAAGAAACCAGTTCCCTAATAGCGTTGAGCATTTGAGTAGGGAACGTCCCTACCGTGCAATGTTACGTTTTACCCCCCTAATGTTACGCCATTGTGACGCAATGTGACATTTAATTGTCACAATATTAGATAGTGTCTATTCGTGAGTTCTAATAGCAAGCAGTCAACTATGGTTACAAACTCTTCCTATCTAACACTGTCTAATAGTAGGTATTATATATATATTTAATACTGTGACATTTTTAGGAAAATATATAGACGGTGTAGGAATCTGTTTTTAACTGTGACAAATTCTCTTCCCTCTTGTCAGCTTATTTATTTCCCCTTATATTTCCCTCACAAACGTCACATTGTAACATTCTAGGATTATCAATATCTTACACGCCCCCACAACGTAACATTATGTAACATTACATTACATTACACTATTAGCTACGTTTACGCGCTATGTGGTACGATTTGACACCATACTGTAAACATGTTATAATGGTAATCCCATTACGGGGGAAGCGCACTGTGCGCGACGTTAAATAACCAGTAGGGAACGTCCCTACCAATCGGAGAAATGTTATGACTACATTGTTTGAGCAAGATATAGATGAGCAACTACGAGAGATGTTTGCCATACACAAAGACTATTTCGAGCAGAAGGAGCGAGAGGTCGAAGGCCGTCGCAAGATAAACCTGCTGTCTACCAACCGCGAGAAGGTAATCGGAGAGTTCTGCGAGAACTACGCCAGAGAGATTGATCTGGCACAGTCAAGACTCAGTGACTTGTTTGGGGGTGAGTGATGAAAAAATATTCAATCGCAGTATGGGACATCCAGTTCTACAAGGTGGATGATGAGGGTAACGAGTTACTGGACGAGGACGGTAACGTCAAACTGTTTGACGCACCTGACTTCGACTGTT